TTCATATTTAGATTGCAATTCCAAAACTTTACGTTGTAGGTCAGCAACTTTAATTTCGTATTCTTGCTTCTCTTTTTGCGACTGCATTTGCATTTTCATTTGAGCTTCTTGCTGTTTGCGCTCTGTTTCTGCCATCTGAGTTTTAAGAATAACTTGCGCTGTTGGGTCGGCGCCAACCAAGCTCTGCATTTGAGCTTCTTTAGCTTGCTGCACTTTCATACTCAGCTCTTGGATTTGCTGAATGTATGGTGTTAGAGTCATATTAGCGTCTTCACCAACCATTTGTGATGCTAAAGCTAACGCTTGCTGCGCTTCTAAGTTTAATGGTTTCTCTTGGTGCAACTCTAACGTGTCTTTGCCGCCTTGTGCCTGAGCTACATACGCGCGCATAGATTGCAGATAGTGCAAAGTTAAATGCTGCTTGATATGTTCTAATGCCAACGGAGCAAATCCTGGGCCAATTACGGGGTTGCCACCGTAGGCTGGATTCATTGCGTACTCGAGGTGGATCTTGATGTGGCTGATGTGATCCTGGTCTGGGTAAGCTGCAGCTGGACGCCCCATTGTCATCGAGACGTTTTCCAACGCTGGGTTAGATTCTTTTGAACCCATAGGATTGGGTAAAATCTCGTCAATGTTCGGCACTTTAAGTTGGGTTAACACACGGCGATACAACGCACGGATGTCAAACATTCCAGGTGGCGCAGTGCCAGCCATTTGTAACAGTGCTTGGTTCTGCGCAAGACGCTGAGTCTCGGAGAAAATGTTTGGATCTGATACTGGGCGCACATCGTTGTTGTACGCAAAGTCACGAACCTCAATCTGTTGGCCAGATTGGTTGTCCATCTCGTCTAAATACCAATGATTTAGGCGAGAAATAATTGCTAATGATTTGGCTTGGCTGCGATGCAGGCGTGCGTGAATGCTGGAGAACACTTTGGCGCCTTGCTCGATGAGAGCCTGCGCTGTGCCAACTGGCATGTTGTTGTTTGCTTCGCCAATCTTTTCTTCTGCGGTTGTTACTACGCCTTTTGCTGCATCAGTCAACCATCCAAGCAGATTGTACAGAACCGATGATGGTTGGTTAAACGGCATCGGCATTGCAATCTTACGAACATCGTCTACTCCAGGTGCGCCCTCGATCTCGACGACTTGCGTAGGCTCAATCCGATCGCTCTGACCACCGATTCTTCCGCCTTTGAGTTTAAGGAGTGTTTGGCTGTTGTTAATGTGTGCAGCGTCCAGTAAGGCACGTAAAGCACCAGTGAGAGCAGCACTAAGCCCGCCAATAAGATGGGGTAAACCAATAGCATAAGCACCACGCCAAGGAATGAACTTAAATTCAACGTACCAGTCCAGTTTCTGTAACTTCTCATCGCCTGACTCCCAATTGCGATAAATCCCCAGCACTTTGCTAGTGGTCTCATCAATCATCAAAATGTATGGCGCGCGTTGACCTTTTGTTTCTTTGTCTTCTTCCAGACGCATGAAACAAGTAATTTCGTAAACACGACGCAAACCGTCAATATTTTTTGCTGGTAAATCTTTACCTTCAATCTTGTCGTTGGCTTTTTCGGATTGCGTTTGGTCGTTAAGCGGCGCGTCAGAGGAGTAATTTAAATTATCCAGGTCGCGGTAAATGTTCTGCTCAACGCGCTGCAAGAATGTATCTTGCGTAATGTCTTGTACTTCAGTAACGCGCGGGGATGTGTAAAAGTTTGTTGAGGAGTAAGGTAGCAGAATGTTGTCAATTGCAACCCATTCGCAAGTTGGACGCTTTTGTTCTTCATCCCAGCGCCATTTTAAAAACTGCGATCCACCTAACGGCAACTGAGTGAGCAGCTGCTCCATCTCGTCGCGGTATTCTTGTACCTGTTCGGTAAGCTGCCAGTTTAAGAAACTTACTTTGCGATCTGCAGTCTCTTCTTTAATTCGATCTGCTTCGCCTTTGATGTTGGACTTAACTAGTCCGTCTGGCGGAAGAAGTTCTTTTGCCGTAGACGCTGCAAAGTCGACGCAAGCCTCTGCCATAACCGGGTGCACCACTTTGGAAGCACCGTCAAACGTCGCCCCTCCCGGTGCATCTTTTCCAAGCCCAGTTCTACGCAATCCTTCTTCATACTGTTTGTCTCGTTGTTTTCTTGACTCTTTGTCTACATCAATAAAATCTAAATATTCGGTTGCTAGTTTGTCTAGCGTGCTCTCATCAAACACCTCGGCCAAGTTTTCATAAAACTGCGGGTCTTTGCGTGGGCTAAATTTTTCTTGGAAATTAACAACAACTGATCCGTCTTCCAGTTCAATTACTTCTTCTTCAACATCTTGCGAATCTAAACCCAAGGATTCTTCATAATACTCCATTGCCACATCTTGAGCCTGAGCTTCATCGATGTTGCGCTCTGTGTCTAAACCAGGGAGATTTGCGCCCGTTTGAATGGGCAGGATTGGATTTGCCATAGATTATTTTTTGGTTTTAGATTTGCCGCCTTTTTTCAATCTTGGCGGAGTTTTACCTTTGGCGGCAAGTTCAGCTTCCATATCTTTGACGGACAGCTTTTTAACTTTTTTGCCTTTTGCAAGTCGAGGCACGCCCCCTGCTTCTTCCAACAGCTTTTGTTGTGGCGTTTTTAACATGCCAGGAGAAGCTGGCATTAACCCGGCTTCTTCCATTAATTTTTCTTTAGGTGTCTTGAGTAAATTCATAAGGTATTCCTATTTACACTAATGCACAAACGGGGGTAGATCCGCCCTACTGAGCATAGGGATTGACAAACTTCTTAGCGTAGTCGTCGTCCACATAACTGTAGTCCCTGGCTGGCAAAGGATCTAGCTGAATCCAACCCGAATCCCTCAGAACCCGAAGTGCCTGGGATAGGGAGTCTACGTAGTCATCATGCCCGCCGGCTTCTGGGAACGAACAGACCTGGCGCAAGAAACGCTTAGCCCAGTCGGCAAACTCGCCTTTGCGCTGTGGCTCTTCCGGAATCCAGACTTTACCTTTTGCCACTAAAGGCGCGACGATGTTAAGACGCTGCACTTTGTCAGCTCGGCCGGGGTTGTATCCGCGCACTGGTACTCCCGCGCCCTGGAGTTCCTGAATCAGTGAGATACCAGCCGATTTATCTTCCATCAGAATCAGGTCCGCTTTTCGGCCTTTACCAAAGTCGTTGTCCGCGCCGTACACCACTTCTTTGAAGTCGTTAATAATTTTACGCCGCAGTTCGGGGTAGGACAGGTGTTCATCCCAAGCGTCTAGGAGGATAACTGCTGTCCCTGAGTCTTGCTGTTCAAACACACCCCAGATCGTACACGCCGTGGGGTCGTTCATTGTCTTTTCGCTGGTGGCCGGATCGTATGAAGCAATCACGTATTCCAGGGTCGGCGTTGGTTTGTTAGCTGGCCACAGTCGGAACTGTTTGCGTTTGATAATACCAGCCTGCTCCGGATCCAAGATCTCACCGTAGATCTCCTGCCTGCCGATGTCGGTGCCATCGTAAGTCTCAAGCTGTTTGAAGAACGTTTCGGAGAGGTTAGCTCTGTTGTCGTATGAGCTGGCGTTAACTACGTATACATCTCCACCTACTTTACCTTCGTTTAAATCGACGATAAGTTCTTTTGGTTTGGGAGTGGTGGTAATAATCTGCTGCACTCGAGGGATGCGTGGGTCCCGTAGACGGAGCGTAAACTGTACTCCATCGTAGGCCTCGTCGATGTAATCAAACGCACACAACTCGTCGAACCAGGCCCCGTGATATTGTTTGCCTCGATAACGTTCGGGCTCCGAACCGGGAATCCCCTGTATAAGAGATCCATTTGTAAGGGTGATTTCAAAGAGGGACTTGTTGTAATCGCGAATGAGTGCCGAGGGAATGACATTGAGAAGTCCAGAGTCCCCTTCGAAACAAGTTGCACGTATATCGTTTGAGGTGGGAGCGGTGACGAGCCAACGTGTGCCGTCATAATTCCAAGCACGAATGCCAATCCAATGACTAGCCGTATACGTCTTCCCCGATCCGCGACCAGCCAGCATAAGAAGCGTATCATATTCTCCATCCTCAGGTTCTTTTTGGTGTGGTAATGCCTGAATCGCCCATTTTATTTGCCAAATGGCGGCATCCAGTTGTTGTTTGGGCCAGTGTTTGCGTTCTTCTACAAAACGCTTGATGGTCCGTTCTTGTTTTTCAGTTAACGGCATGGTATGAAACCTTCTCCGACAAGAAAACTCTTATCTTTTCCTTTTGTTTCGATATGTATGCACTTTTGTGGTGCAAGGGGTAACACTTTGACGATATACCGCCTGTCATTGTGAACTTTTAGTTTAGGCGACTGTTGATGATCCATTAATTGTAACCGACTTCTGAAATACATGGTGTATGACTGCCGGTAATCATCAAACTCAATGGCTGTTTTGTGTCCAAGCGACTCAACCAAC